GTTTTGCTGCGGATGATGTCGTCGTCTTGGGGCTTGGCCGTGCCATCACCAGCGGACATCAGCAGGTCGCCGCGCTGCACCGTGACGCCTTCGGCAATGCGGATGATGAAATCACCCGTCATCGCGCAGTAGAAGTCGTCGGTGTAGGTGTCGTCGTCATCGTCCCAGGCTTGGAACACGCCGGACACGTTGACATCACCTTCCACGTCGGAGACCTTCATCCGGTTGAGCTGTTCGTTCTCCTCTTCGCCCCAGTCGCACATCTCGTCGATGTTGCTGAGTACGGTGCCGCGCAGGATTTCAGTGCGTTCTGCGCCACCAGGCAGTTGCGACCAACGGGAAAGGTGGGCACCGTTGTAGCTGACGGTGGTGCCGGAGACAGAAATGGTGCCCTCAAGAGCATTAGCCTGAAAAAACTCAACTAAGGTCCCGTCATTTGTCAGACGATTTACAAAAAAGCATGAGTTTCCGTCTACTGTTGCACCTAATTCTCCAGTTGGACCTACTTGAGTACCTGTAGCTGTATAGGTAATGCTTGTCTTGTTAAATCCAAATCCGCCACTACTCGTAATCCTCATCCGCTCCGTCGGGCTGCTCGCTCCGTCGGCGGTAGTGGAGAACTCTAGTCTTGTTGGATTGTCAGTTGTATCTCCGCCATCAGTCCAGGTTCCATCTGCTACGGCTGCAATGTATGCACCATCTCGATACTGTGCACCGTCATATCCTCTAAAGTTTATTGCTCCTAGCGTGTCGCCTGATGACACTTCTGTTGGCGATCCTATTGAACCTCTTGATTTAGATAAGACCAGATTAGGTCCGCTATCGTCAGTTCCTGAATAGAAAAATTGGACAGGAAAAACATTGCTGGACCCAATTTGCAAAGTGGCATTTCTGTCAGTGCTAGAAGACGTGCCAACTAAAAGCCTAGAACTGGCATCCAGTCGCATGGCTTCATTGGCACCTACGGTAAAAGCAAGTGCCCGTGCTGTTGATGTCGAATCGACAACCTGAAGTTCAACTTTATCGTTCTCCGTTAAATTTACCGCCAAACGAGTCCCTGATTCTGGACCAATAATTGCGTTTCCATTAACAGAAAGAGGCGCTCCAGGGCTAGTAGTGCCAATCCCTACCGCTTCTGCTGACGCATCAACAAAGAAAAGCGAAGAGTTTGTATCGCCTTCAATGCGGAAATCATAATTAGCGCCGCCATCGTTGAACACCACCTCAGTGGTCCCCCATTCGACGCGCTCGACGCCGTTGGTTGCAATGGCAAGCTGATCAGCGCTTGGGCTGTAGATGCCCGTATTCAGGTCCGACGCGAACGCCAAGCCGGGGGCCGAGACCGTACCTGCCTCAATGGTTAGCGTGCCATCCAGCTCTCTTAGTGTGATCCAAGCGTTGTTGGCAGCATTGCGGAGCTTCAACAGCCCGGTGCTGGTATCAGCCCACCACTGATAGGCATACATGGTCGCTGGCTCTGTCGCGCCGCTGTTGTTGCTGACGATCGCAGCCAGTGCGCCATTGATGTCAGATCGGACGGCTGCACCAGTGCCGTTAGCGATGACGTAATCGTGTTGAGCCATGGCTATGCCATTTTGCTCCTACTCTAAACGCCCTTCCCAAATCCCACCGCAGTCCATAGGAAGTTCCGGCTCACTGCAGTGCCGGCGCTGTTTCTGAAGGTCACGTCAAAGCCGCTGCTGGTGACGTTGGTCACGTTGAAGTAATCGCCTGTCGCCAGGTTCTGCGCCACGATGCCGATGCTGGGCAGACTGCTGTTCAAACCGCCAAGCAGCGCGGTGCCTGTGAAGAACGCTTTGTCGAACGTGACTGACTTGGTGCCCGCGCCGCTGCTGACCGCACCCACGGACTGCTCGGTCCTGCGCTGGAAGGTGGCCTCGTAACCGAGCTGGTCGATCAGGATATTCTGCGCTGGATCGTTGCTGACCAGCTCTGCCTTAAATTGGAAGCCACGCCCGAGGAAGGTGCCATTAACGAACTCTTGCCAACCCGTCCAGGTCGGTGTGCCAGCCGGGTTATCGCTGGTGCGGCGTAGGTACAGCTTGCTGTTCACCTTGTCCACGATGGCACCATCCCAATCCGACCAGGAGTCAACCTCTCCCGTGCGGCTGTCCACCAGATCGTTCGGATAGAAGCCGGCCGTCACGAAGTAGCGGCTCAGGTCAAGGGCATAGGCCGCGCCAAGGTCGAGGGTGTTGGCGAACTCGTACGTGCCCAGCGGCTGCACGGCACCCAGGTAATCCATGCTGCTGATCAGGTCGAAGTCAGCAATGGCATCCAGCAGCGCATCACCGTCGAGCACCAGCGCGTCGAACTCATCGCTGTAGAAAACGTCAGTCTTGCTGCCCTGATACGGCGGCGTGTCGGCATCCTCGCGGCGGCTTTGCACCAGCAGTTGGCCTAGCGCATCGGGGAAATCCACGATCACGCTGGCTTCGGCTGGGCTTTGCCGGCCGCCGTCATCCTCAAACTTGACCAGGATCTCGCCTTCGACCAGGGGCACGATCGCTTCGGTGTTGTAGCCCGCGACTGCAGGGATCAGGTCAACGCTGTTGCTCCAGGTGCCGGTGCCATCGGTCAGGTTGGTATGGCGGATGTGCACACGGCCAGCGACGCGGACATCTAGGTCAACCGTGGCATCCCAGCGCAGGCGGGCGCTGTTGGCGCTGATCGGTTCGATCGTCAGGTTCTGGACATTGCCCGGCGGCGCGGTCTTGCCGACCAGGTTGAAGGTGGCTGTAGCCGGGTTGCTGACGCCGCCAAGGCTGTTGATCGACTGCACCCGGACCTGCAGCGTGCCAGCGTCTAACCCCTCGATGCGGGTGCTGGGGCTGTTGGTCTCGATCTGCGACCAGTTGTTGTTGCCGAGCCGGTAGATCACCCTGTAGGACTGCACCAGTTGCGTCGGCGGCACCCAGCTCAGCTCAAATGCCGTGCGGACGTTCTGGCCGTCGGTGTAGAGGTGCTCGGTGCCGGTCAAGCCGGTGGGCGATTGCGGCAGGGCGGAGAGGTTGGTGATATCCCGCGTCTGCAGCTTGATGTTCGATTCGATCGCCGCGTAGATGCTGCTGTTGTATGCCAGCGCGGTCACGCCGTAGATGCCATCCTCGGCCTCGGCCACGCTGACGACCCGGAACTGCTGCGTCTGCAGACCGGTGTCTTGGATGATCCAGATGCTCTCGGCGTTGGGCGCTTCGCTGAACGCACTGGTCACGGTGACCACGCCATTGCTCAGGCTGCTGATGTTGCGGGTCTCGGCCAGGCCGGTGGGCAGCAGGACGCTGATCGTGGGCGAGCCGCCGAGCGTGATGCCGGTGGCGCTGTCAAGTGTGACGGTTGTGGTTGTTGCTGCTTTGATGCGACCGCCGCGCCTGCTGCCGGCTTTCATCGGATCGGCCACGTCGATCACCATGCCAGGGCGTAGGACAATGCCCGAGTCAATCGAGACGCTGAAAGTGACGGTCTCAGTCAGGTTCTGCTCTGACAGCAGCGCCCATTTGCCGGCCCGGTGCGCCTGGCTCTGGCTGTAGCAGCCAACTGCTTTGATGTCTTTGTTGATGATGCCGTATTTGGCAACGGCTGCCGCATCCTCGATGTACTCATACGACACCTCGCCCAGGTTGTCGTAATCCTGGTAAGCGACGGTTGCCGTGGTGTGGCGTGCTTTCTGGGAAGAGCCGCTGTAGTTGAACAAGCCTTCAACCACGTTGGCCGGGGTTAGCAGATACTGCGAATCAGAGGGCTTGTCCTGCAGCACGACCATGGCGCCCGCGCCGTAGTAGGCAATGCCACGGAACAAGGCGACAAACTCCTGAATGACGTTGTAGACCTCGTCCCTGCTATTGATCAGCATGTTGCAGCTGAAGCGGGGTTCTAGGCCGCCGCGTCCGTTACTGACCAGTTCGTTGCAGTATTGACTGATCGCGTAGAAGTCGTAACGGTCAAGGCTGCTGGTTGGGATGCTGGCGCCATAGCGGGTGTTGGTCAGCAGATCCCACAAGCACCAGGCTGGATCCGATGTCCAGGTGGCAGCGCCAAACGTGCCGTCCCAGACGCCTGAGTAGGTGACGCGGCCGAGGTGGGTGGTGGTGTCAACCGTGGCATTGCTTGGCAGTTGCACCTTGATGCCGCGCACCAGATACTTGCGGGCTGGGATGCCTTTGAACTGGCGGCTGTCAAAGCGCAATCCAACGAGTGCGCTGTTGGGGTAGCGGAACTTCTCGTCGATGACCTCGGTGTAGCTGAACCAGAAAGTGCGGTTTTGCCGGCGGGCGCTGGTCTCATCAGCACTGATGCGCTCCAGCCTGATGTCAACAGGGAACGCGCCGGCAAGAGTAAGGATGTAGTCGCGCTGGTAGGCGTTGGTGGTCTTACCACTGATCGTGTCCTCAAAGACGGTTGTGTAGCCGCCGCCGTTGTACTGCACCCTGCAGCGGATGCTGACGCTGTGGCCGATGATGTCGCCGTCGTCCTCGATGATCTGCAGCGCTGGCACCTGCACCGTGATGCGGGCGCGGTCCACATCCGAGTTGGTGATTTGCCTGGTGACGGATGCAGCAGCCGTGATCTCAACGTTGACGGCCTGTTCTGACTCGACACCAGTTCCCGGGATATAACTTTGCGCTTGCGTGCCGGTGCGGGTGACGACTGTGTAGCCAGTAAAGTTGTCAGTCCCGCTACTGCTTTGGACTGGCGTGCCATCCAGATAAATGCCCTTGGCGCCGCCCTCGATGCCTTGAATCTCGCCTTCGCTGATCAGGTCTAGGACGCTGGCGTATTGGACTGACTGCAGGCTGTCGTCAGCTTCCGATGGGACGTGGGTTGACCCACCGCCACCGCCGCCCTTGCCGCCACCGCCGCCGCCACCGCCGCCGCCTTGGATTGCGATCATTGTCATTGGCCTTTGGTTCCTATGAAACCTGCAATGAGCTGCTGGAATGTAATCGGTCCACCTGAAGTATCACCCGACTTCAGTTGCGCCACGTCAAGGCCACTGGACAAGACAGCCGAACCAACGAAGGCGCGTCCATAGACGATCGGCACCGGCAGCCCTTGCTTGCTGGTGTTGACAATGCCGCTGAACGTGAACGACTCCAGGCGAGCAGCTTCCTTGCCGCGTTGCAGCGCTGAGATGTCGGGTTGCGGGGACAGCATCTGCGCGACACCGCCGAGAATTAAGCTTGCACCAACAGTCCCAAGCACGCTGCTGACTGCGACAGGAGCTGCTAGGCCAAGCAAGCCAATGGTGGCGCCACCTGTCACAAACGCCAACGCGACCAATCCGACTCCGGCAAGGATGCTGCCCAGTCCACCACGTCCGCCAGCACCAGCCAGTACCGGCGCAATACTGAACACATCCCGCTCAGACCAGGGCAGCACGGCCACGCTGACATCCTCTTGTGTGATGCGCTCTCTGCCGACGGTGACGCGGAAGCCCATTCCGGTCTGCTCAGAGTCGATCAGCCACTTGTCTAGGCCGGGGAAGTTGACACACAGCGCCTTGATCGCCTGCGCGGGCGTGTCTACCTCGAACTCGAACCGGCATTGGCCGAGCCGCTTGCGGAGGGCGCCGTAGACCTTAACGACTTTCATGCCGCAGGACCATGGCAGTGCTCTTTACATAGTAACCGCCGTACACGTCGCGGCTACTCAATCGCCCCTGCACATGATGCAGGATTTGCTGATCACCCAGGTAGATCGCCGCATGGTTCGGCAGGTCTGAGAACAGTTGCATCAGGATCGCGTCGCCGTGCTGCAGTTCCTCGAACGGCACCTGCCTGAAGCCTTGTGAGCGGTAGCTGTCGAGGTACAGGTTCTCACCGCGCTCCCAAAACCGATCACGCCGGTCAAAGTCCGCCAGCATCAAGCCCCACTCGCGCTGATACCAGTCCCGCACCAGCGAGTAGCAATCAACCACGCCAAACACAAACTCGCGGCCGACGTATGGCAGCTCAAACGCTGCAGGCTCGCAGCCGCCCCATGTCTCGGTCTTGGGATTGACGATCACCCACGGCAGACCGCTGTTGTTGCAACCGATCTGATCTGCTGCTGATGGAACTGGCTGCGTCACCGGATGGCTATGCACCACGGCCACGATCTCGCCCAGGTCTTCGGCTGCTGCGTAATCCGCCGGGTCCAGGATGAAGTGCTCGTCTGGTGTGGCGGCGATGTTGCGGCACGGGTAGTAGCGACGCCGGCCTTTGACCACATGGATCAGGCCGCAGCACTCGCGGGGATCCTCGGCCTGCGCGTGCGCCAGAATGTCGGCCTTGAGCGTGTCAGTCAGCCTCACTGAACGAGTCCCGCTCCCGGATAGCTGCCGAACGGCAACTCAGCAGTGGCGCCAAACCGCAGCTTGCAGCTCTCGACCCGCTTGCCGCACACGTCAGCTGTCAGTGTGCCTACGGGTTGGTCGTTCACGTTCCAGTAGCTGCTGCCGGTGTATCCGCACTCGGCGCCCCGGTATTTCCACTGGCATACGTTGGCGATGATCTGCCGCTGGGGCAGCATGACGCCAGCTAGGTCGAACTTGCTGGCCAGCTCGAACTCAACCAGATCGCGATTCTCGTTCGACTTCCGGTCGACGTACCAGATTTCCGTCGGGAAGCGGGCATTAGGGTCAGCCGCCGCCTCGCCATCGAGGAACTTTTTCAGCGTGCGAATCCGCCGCACCGTGGCGCCACCCAAGTCGTTGCCGGGTGTGGTCGCATTGACCAGCAACAGCAGCGTGGTCATGTCGCTGAACAGGTTGCTAATCCGCAGCGTCGGGCGTGGCAGGCTGCCAGAGCTGCTGTAATCAAATCCCGTCGCCTCGACTGGAAGCCTGACGTAGGTGTTGCTGGCAAAGACGATATTGCCGGTCACGTCGGCATTGACGCCGTTATGCCAGTAGTAGGTCGTGCTGGCGCCATGCAGCGTGGTGTCAAGCTGCAGCTCGAACAGCTCGATGATCGCGTTCGGCGCCAGTACCGACAGTTCTTCGTAGACGCTGCTGATCGCTGCCCATGTGACCGTGCCATCTGCAATGGTGCTGCCGATATCGGTAGGCCAAGCAGGCTGTGTGCTAGCTGATGTGCCTGCAACAGTGCAGCGAAAGACAAGCCCTGTGGCCTGTACGGACGTTGCACGGACAATTGCGCCAACGCTGTAGGCGGTGCTGCTAGCCCAAGCTGCGTATGCCATTAGGGCTCAAACACTTGCTGAAATGTGGCGCTGATGGTCGCCCGACCTGCGTACGTTATGGACTTGCTCCATGATGGGCAAATCCATTTGTATGCTGTCACCTCATCAGGCGGCGTCCAGTCAAAGGAAGCGCTATCAGCAGCGCGAGCATCAAGGAAGGCTTCAATAGTATCCGCATTAGCTTCGCTGATGTTGTTCCATGTCAAGGACCACTCCTTAGGGTTTTGGTTCAGGCCGTAGGTCAGCCGCTGCTGGTAGCCGTCGCCAAACTGCACGGTGCGCACGGTTGGAGCGCTGCGCTTCTCAACGCCATATGCAGGGGTTATCGCAGGGAAAGTAGCCATCAGCGGGTATTGGCGAGCAGGCCGCCGGGACGTTGCATCTTGACGATCTCAGCCTGCACTGCAGCACCGATGATCCTGCCCATCTGATTGGCGTTTGGCTCGTTGCCTTCCACGCTGGTGCCGCCTGCGTCTACGTTGACCACCACATTAACGCCGCCACCAAAGCTGCCGGTTGGTGCAATGCCGCCGCTGCGGCCTGGCATGAACAGCTCAGGACCCCGCTCGCCAACGAGGTATGGCTGGCCTGCGGTGACGCTGCCGCCTTTAGCTCGCGTTAGCAGCGATGGCATTGAGAATGCGTTTGGGTTGAATGAAACGCCAGGGGCAAAGCCACCGCCGACAGCACCACCACCGCCAAACAAACCGCTAATTGCATTGATGGCTTTTTGGATGACAAATACTTGCAGGAGTTGGTTGGCAATGTCGATCAACACGCCAGATGCAATCTGCCGCAGGCTGCTATTGAAATCTTGGCTGCCTTGAATCAATGCGTTAAAGGCAGATGTCATCCCTTGGCCAACCGTGTTGCTAATCCCGTCAGCTAGTGCCTGCTGTCGCTTTTGTTCTTCGGTTAGCTGCTTGGAGTATTCCAGCACTGAGGCATAGCCAGATGCTGCGGTTGTCAGTTTGGTGATGTATTCAGGCAGCGTTTCCTTGTTGCGCTGATCTTCAATCGTGCGCAGCCGCTCTGCATATTGCACCACTGCTTCAAAGATTGCCGCCTTGCGTTCATTAGGCCCCATCTCCTGCTGACTGGCCTGTAGGATTGCAAGCTGCTTATTATAGTAAGCCTCTTGCTGCTCGTTCTGGGTGCGCTGGGCAATACCAAGCCGCAACCGCAACTCAAGCTCTTGCGCTGTGATGTCTTTGATTTCTTTAGCTTGCTTGTCAGCAGACTTGCCGCCACCACCCTTTGCGGCGCCGCCTGCGCCAGCACCTAATGGTGGAGCGGTAAATAATTTGTCAGCTTGTTTTGCACCTGCCTGCAGTTGCTTTTGAGCCGCAAGATTCTGATTTATCTTTTGCAAAATTGTGCCCTGTAGCTGAACAGCGCGATTTGCATTTGGATCATTAGGGCCAACGCTTTGTAGCAGACGCTGGTATTGTTGCAAAGCTTGCAGGTTCTGCTGAATACCTGTCTTGTTGCGTTGCGAGCCAACCTGACCAACACCTTTGGCGATATTGTCGACTGCTTGCGATGTGGCGCCGATATTCAAAAACTGACGGGCGCCTGCAACGCTCCTCGTAAAGCCGCCCCCCCTGCCGGCAGACAATGCAGCATTGATCGCATCAACAACTGCAATCGCTTGATTGAAAATGGCCTTTAGCGCTGGGGTAAGCGCTGTGCCAATCCGTCGAGCTAGCGC